ACACTGACGATACCTGAATGCGGTAGCTACACCGGCCACAGCTACGAGCGCGAAGGCAGTTCACAAGTAAACAAAACGTCAGCACTGGAAAACTGCGAGACATCAGCCATAGGTCGCGCATTGGCTGCAGCTGGTTACGGCGGCTCAGAATACGCATCAGCTAACGAGGTTTCCAACGCGATCCACCAACAGCAAAACGGCAAAAGCAACGGCCACCATAAACCGCCGGCAGACCCTAAAGCTGAGTTTGAGCGCATGGTGAAGGATCTAAACGTTGATAACAAAACAATGAGAGAATGTTTGGATTATCACCAATGCGTGGATTTAGTCAGCGTGCCGGAATCAAAGCGACGTGAGTTTTACAAAGATTTGGCCCTAACCACACAAACCGAAGAGGTAAAGGCGTGACACATAACGGCCCTATCGAAATATACAAGGACGATGAACTAATAGCTTGGTGCACAGATCCGTATTATGCGCTAAAAATTCTGGAAGTGATTGAAAATGGTGTATTGCGCTGCGGTGACGTAGCAATCGAAGTGCATAAAGAAGACGACAACGAAACCACACAACCCGAAGAGGTAAACGCATGAGCGGCGTAAACAAGGTCATACTCGTAGGCAACCTGGGGAACGACCCCGAAATAAAGCAGACAGGCAACGGCACTTCCCTTGCCAACTTTTCTGTAGCTACCAGTGAAAGTTGGACAAAGGACGGCCAACGCCAAGAGCGCACGGAATGGCATCGTGTGACCTGTTGGGGCAAACTGGCAGACATCGTTGGGCAGTATGTAACGAAGGGCAGCAAAGTCTACATCGAAGGCAAACTGCAGACCCGATCATGGGAGCAAGACGGCCAGAAACGCTACGCCACTGAGATTGTCGCGCGTGACCTGCAAATGTTGGATAAATCCGGCCACGACAATGGACAACCTAACCTGACCGTTGCCAGACCCCCGGTAAGCGACGACGACCTACCGTTTTAACCCCACGCCGGCCTAACGTTTGACAAGCGCACCGGGATCGTCCCAACGCGTTATGTAGGAGAGGCGTTAGGCCGGCTACTTAAAAACAAATGCACATAGGCAACGGATTTCTACGACAAACAGCTATGGTTTTCACACTAAAAACAATCATACCCACACTTAACCAGTATTCGGCCCATGAGCGCACGCATCGCCATCAAGCAGCTGCGGTTAAACGCAACACCGAGACATCGCTTGCCATCGAAATGCGCGCACAGCACTCCACCCCTATTACTGACTACCCTATCAACATCTCTTATCACTGGTATGTCCGAAACCGACGCACAGACAAAAGCAACATAGCATTCGGTGCAAAATTCGTTGAAGATGCACTGCAAAAAGCCGGCATACTTCGCAACGATGGATGGTCAGAAATAGAATCATTCACCCACTCGTTTTCTGTAGACAACAACGACCCACGATTAGAAATCAAACTGACGAAAGCAACGGGATGAAAACATACAGCACACAAGCAGACTTGAGAGCCGCACTAAAGGCCATGCCAATCAACCAGCTGGTCGCACGCTGCGTCTATTACCAACTAATCAATGGTGTCACATACAAACCAAACACGCGCAAAAGAAAGGGATCTGCGGATAATGTCATCAGCGTTAGCATACCCGGTCACGACGAAGGAATCGGAATCACAGGACAACTATTTGACTCTGCCCGTGAAAAAGCTGTGGCCCGAACTCAGCTTGAGCGAAAGCGAGACAAGTCTCGCGCGGATACACTCCGCAGCATCGAGCATAACGCCCGAAGATACCGAGTTGCAACACCCGCTACTATCGCTTTACTCCGGGTTGCAGATGCTATCAACGGGGAAATTGTCGTTGACGGAACAGCAGTTGAACGCGAGTTGGCAGCTATTGATGCAGTTAGCGGAAGAAGAGATAGCACGCCTGACACAAGAACGAAAAGAGCGCGAAGCACGGAAACGATACAAGCCAGCCGCCGGCGTAGAGATCACGCTCCGCTTGCCGCCACCAGTTGAACTGATTGATACATCACGCGGCCTATATAAGGAACTTATTGGTGCAGGGTACACCTACAATTTTGACCGGCAGCTGTGGCGCGCATGGGCCACTGACCGATCACGCCAGGTTAAAGAATCGCTCAAATACCAACAACAAAAACTACTGTAATGAATAAAACCACACCCCCACTGCCTATTGAAGAAGAGCGGCAGCTTTTAAAACGATTTCAAGAGACTAACGATGAGCGTGCTATAGAGCAGGTAATCGCCGCCAATACGCCACTAGTCATAAAGATCGCGCATGAGATGTGCAGCAAGAACCATGACGACTACATTGCAGCCGGCAGAATTGGCCTGTTCAAAGCAGCGCAGCGGTTCGATCTGTCGTTAGATATTCGGTTTGTCAATTACGCGCATCACTGGATACGCAAAGAGATACGCGACCAACTGCATGACCAGCGCATCAAGATCCCTGCTATAATTCAGCACGACTTCGCACGCGCACACAACACAATGGGCCGGTGCGGTGATCCTACACCACCAGATGACTACACCGACGAATACAAACGAGCATGGACAATACACGCCATGCGCCACGCCACATTGCACATAGGCGATAAAACAGATGCCACGCCTGAATATGATATACCTGACGAACAGCCAAACGCGTTAGACAAACTATGCGCGTTGAACAGAGAAGACGTTTTGCAGCATTTAGCGGACAACCTCGATCCGCGTACAGCCGATTGTATCGCGCGGTATTTCAACATTGTTCCCAACGATGAAAAAGTAACTATGCAAACGCTTGGCGATGAACACGGAGTATCACGCGAAGCCATACGCCAGACGATTAAAAAAGGCCTAACGAAACTGAAGTTTTCCATGCGCCATAACAATCGAATTAATGAACATATCTAAGACCCCTACCGTGCGATTTATAAAAGAAAAAATGGCCCATATAAACGTTTTGGAGCATCGCCTAAGAGAGTCCGGCAACAGCAATAGACAGCTGCAGCATGAGTTAAAAATAATGACCGCAGAACGAAACCATTGGAAAGAGCGCGCGCTGCGCGCTGAAAAAATATGATTGGAACGACCATCACACTGAACGATGCCGAACAGCGGTTAGCGCGGTATGTAGCACGCGCCAGGCAAGAGCATGACAACAATGCCAAACACATCACAGAGCGCAAGATCGGCCCACAGTCCCAATTTGAAACTAACCTAAACGGCATGGGCGCAGAGATCGCCTTTTGCCGGCTCATGAACGTCTACCCCTCGCTTGATGTAGTTGATAATCCAGCCGCAGACCCACAAGGCGATTGTGTTGTGTTAGGTCGCACAGTCGATGTCAAAGCTACCCGATACAAAAATGGCCGGCTATTGGCCGTGCTGTGGAAAGAGAAAAAAGATGTGTATGGACTGATGACCGGCACGTTTCCCACCTACGAGTTTCGCGGTCTGGCTGATGGCGATGACCTGCTATTGGCAGACAACATCGTTGATCTGGGACACGGCCCTACCTACGCACTCGCACAAGAGGCACTGCGATGAGATACGGATCAGTTTGCAGCGGCGTTGAAGCTGCAAGTTTAGCGTGGGAGCCATTAGGATGGCAACCGCAGTGGTTCAGTGAGATTGACAAATTCCCGTCTGCTGTGCTGCAGCATTATTGGCCTGATGTGCCAAACTTAGGAGATATGACCAGTAATGAGTTTAGAAACAACGCAACACCAGTTGACCTTATCGTGGGCGGCACCCCCTGCCAATCCTTCTCCGTCGCTGGACTTAGAAAGGGATTGGACGACCAAAATGGCAACCTCGCCCTTGAGTTTTGCCGGCTTATTGATCGAGCAACGCCCAAGTGGTTTGTCTGGGAAAACGTCCCTGGTGTCTTGTCATCAAACAAAGGACGAGACTTTGGTTCCATCGTCGGGGCGATGGCAGAAATCGGGTATAATGTCGCGTGGCGAATCTTGGACGCTCAACACTTCGGAACACCACAAAGACGCAGACGTATCTTTCTTGTCGGACATATTGGAACCGATGGAAGAGAGGCTGGAGCGGTATTGTTTGAGCAGCACAGCTTGCAGGGGCATCCTCCGCCGAGCCGAGAAAAGGGGCAAAACGTTGCCCCCGCTGTTACAAGCGGCCCTCCATTCAGCCGCACGGGAAACGAGCGAGTAGAATCGGACGCTATCGTGCCGGTGATGCACCAACACGCCCAAGTTTTTGCCAGAGACTATAAAGGTATTACTAGTGACGGGTTGAACGAAAACACGGCTGCATTAGTACCAATATTAGACAATCAGACGGCGCAAACAATCAGTAGCAGAGATTATAAAGGGCCGTCAGCTGGACGCGATGGCGTTACTGGAAACCCCATCCCTTTGGCGCAAATAAAACCAATATGGCGTGCTGGCGATCAAGCTAACGCTGAAACGTATGAGGATTTAGCCGGCACGTTAAATTGCAACAAGGGTCAGCAAGGCGGCATCCTCTTCAATGGATCTATGCCAATGTCTGAATTAGCCGGCACAGTAACAGCGCGTGAAGACCCGATACACATAAGCGGCAAATCTTTGCCGCTTGGTGCATTAGACCGTGGTCACGCAATAGCAACCCCTATGCAAGTGCGCCGGCTAACACCGCGCGAGTGCGAACGGCTGCAGGGGATGCCCGATGACCACACGCGTATCCCTTGGCGCAACAAGCCAGCTGATGAATGCCCGGACACGCCACGCTATAAAGCGATTGGCAACTCTATGGCCGTGCCGGTTATGCGTTGGATAGGCCAACGTATAAATTTATTAGATACTATATATAATGAATAGGAGCATTTGCTGATGGCGAAACGACGATATAAGTGGTATAACAGTAGAGAGGCGGCTGAATATCTTGGCCTAACAGTGCAGCACGTTCGACGCTTGTGTAGGCAGGGACAGATTGCACATCGCCGGCTAAAGGGGTATCAATTCAGCAAAGATATGCTCGATGCGTTTATACGTTCACGCACGGTGTTTCAGCCACAGCATCCCGACCCCATGAAAGTGCGGCGAGGGAGGCCATTAGATGCGGATCGGGGGCGATAGCTATGGATTGGCTTTTAATAGAGTGGAAATGGACTAGCAATGAATTGCCACCGCCTGGAAAGCCGGTATTATTTTATACTCGTTTTTTAAGTATGCTATTTGTGGGACAGTTGGAATATGATCCACAGGCTGAATTAACGGACGATGAAAAATTACGCACACTGTTAGTAACTTGTCCGTTGCCGATCAGTGACAGAGATGATATAGACGAAGATTATCTGCCCGATTTATGGACTGAACTACCCGAAAGACCGATTGAAATGTTTTAAATTGCACGAAAGGAACATTGCGTAACATTATGTATTACAACATCTTAGCTGTATTACCTGTTATAGTTAGTATGGTGTCAGATTAAGTTAAACTGATTAAGCTAATAAAGCATTTGTTAATAAATGGCTTGTGCCGTTTCGCTTTTTGTGCTTAAAACAGTGTGACGGCATTATAAATAGTATCGCCTAATCATCCACATATAACACCTTCAAGCCTACCTGCGCGTCTACCAATCGCTTCAGCTGCATTCGCACAAACACACGCTCTTCATCTGTCTCTGTGCGCCATTTAACTAATGCCAATATTGTATTACTCAAGGTCTGTGCGTAAACGCCCGTGTCATCTATACCATACAGCGCACCTTCTGGCGGTAATACTTCTTCTTCTTCTTCTGTCATTATGCGCGCTGCTTCTTCGACCGTAACCACTCTGAGCGGCAATAATTCAAATATCCCACGCCCTGTATGGTAGATTCAAACACAGAAATCATGCCCGGATCATCGTCACCGAACCGTGGATCTATCACAATGACAGCTGCACCAGATATTCGCCGGTCAGGTAAACCCAACTGACGCGCGTAATCATCAAATCGTTTATACCCAGCCACGCGCAGCGGATACTTGATGCGCCCAGTTTCGCCATCCCGTACAGCCGGCCCATTAGCCGATGTGTGCCTATGGCCGGCAACATATATGTGATCATCCCCAAACAACGATGCCTTTAGGGTTCCATGCCCAGGGTTCCACATCGAGTGACCTGAGTGATCGTGCCGGCAGTTGACCCGTATCGACTTGCCCGATGGCAGTTCCAACTGCACGCGCACCCCATGTGCATCACAAAACACATTGGCTTGATCGCATAACTCACGCACATAAATGCCGCCCCTGTTCCACAGATCGTGGTTTCCCAAGACTAAAAACAGCCACGGAGCCGCATTAATAATCCATTTTGCCAGTATTGCGCCTTCTTCTATAGTCGTCGTCTGATCGCCGTATTTGGCCTCTAAACGACCCACCCAATTATTGGTCAGATCACCAACGTGCGCTGCGTATAGACCCTCAGTGCTGTTACAGAGGTCTATATCGCGTTTGAGTGCTACAATATCGCATCCATCGTCATCAATGTGTGGATCGCCCAACATCATCAGTGCAATCGGCCCGTCTATATCAATGCGGACGGTCATCAACTGCACCGCATCATTGTGTGATTCGATGCGCTCAAAACGCTTTATTTTGTTTTCTATTAATTCTTCTATGGAAGGTAATGCAGACGGCGGCGTTTCAATGGCAAACGTGCGTTTCTTTGTTGTGGGTAACATGGCACGCCAGCCGGGAAACTGCCGTAGAAACGTGTCATCACTCCACTCGTCTGGCTTGAGTTTAGTGTAACTTGTGCGTGTGGGTATTAGCTTTAATGCGCGTAATCGTTTCAGCGTGCTGTCTACTGTGCCAAGCGATATGCCAGACTCAGCAGACAGTGCTTTTACGCCATTATTCCTATTATGCAGCATACACAACCAAAATAGATCATGTATAGTGCGTTGTGTGGGAGTAAGGTTCTGTATAGCGTCATCTATCAAAACTTCATCACAGCTTTCAAAGATGCAACCGCTTCAGATAATTCTATTTTTAATCGCCTGGCATCTTCGTCAACGTCTTCATACTTATCCAATAGCTTCTGTGTAAGTGTGATAACGTCCTCTACTTCTTTTCGTGCCTTCTTTAGCCGGCGGCCAAACGTAAATGCGCCTGCAGCGCGCTTAATTATCCCAACCATTCACACCTTTTAAAAATTGGAAGCGAGGCGTGGAGTCGAACCACGATTTCCAGGAAATGAACCTGATGAGTTACCGTTACTCTACCTCGCGTCACTTATGTTCAATAGCGTATTCTAACCCCTTCAATGCGCCTACAATCTCACGCAGCATAGGATCAGCATCACAGATCACCCGAATGCGTTCGTCGCGCTGCTGTTCCAACTCTGCTTTGATTTCTTCGATGCTTTTTGTTTCTGCCGCACCATTGGCCGGTGCTTCTTCTACTGCAACTGGTTTAGTCATAATGCCGCCTCCTGTGCGACCTTTGCGTTTTCTGCCCCCGCTACCACCACGTTTTCGTGGACTACTCACTTCTTCTTACCCTTTGCCGTCTTTGCGGCTTTCTTGAATGCTGCAGCTGTTGGTGCGCCCTTTGCGCCAGGCTTACGCATCTTCTCACCGCTGCCCCCGGCAATGCGCTTTCTCTTTGCGTGTATGTTTGCGTATAAACCACGTTTCGCCATTGCCCTAACTCCACTTTGTCTTATCGGCCCAATACGCCGCGCTACTACGACCTTTTGCTATATTTTTGCCGTGCCTCGATTTGAAATTAGCACGCCGCTGCGTTGTAGCTTTTGACTCACCCTTTTTAGGTGCGCCGGCTGTAGATGCGCCCTGTTCGCCAAAACGGATGGTCTTCGTCTTGGTCTGTCCACCCTCTTTAAATTTAGCTACGACCACATGAGACTTTTTGGGGTGATTCGGCGTGCGTTTTGGCTTGTTATACGCTGACACCCCAGCGCGCGCTAACTTAGGATCTTTCTTTGCCGGCATCTTACTTGCCCTTGCGCGTCTTCGCTTTTGGCTTGGCTTTCATCTTAGCTTTTGCCTTTTTCGCTGCGGCCATACCTTTTGTGGTATAGGGGTATGATTTGTTTCCAACCTTTGGCATTGTCCATGCTCCTTAGTGGGTTTTATATGTACTATACATACCCATTTATTTGACCCAATCCAACATTTAGGTGTCATAATTATCTGTTTTGATTATGCTGCAGGTATCCCTCTAAACGCGCCTGGCAACGTATCAAATCCGTCAGTAATTCATTCGTTCGATCTAGTTTGTCTGCCACTGCGCGTAGTTCGTTTATATGACTATCGTTGCCGTTTCCATTCCCATTCTTGCCGGCCATCTTAGCTATTATATAGGCGGTCAATGCGCCACCACCTACCCCCGAAACACCCCCGGTTGTCAGTAGCATGGTTATTGGATCTGCCCCAGGTTCCATTTATACCACCTTCGTATTGTTGCTTTTTATCACATCATCACCGCGCTTAATAGTCACGTTGCCCTCTTCGACATCTACGCTAAACGGCGGCTCCTCTTTGTCCAGCCGATCCAATTTCTCGATCAATTTGTTGATCACGCTAAACTCAGGTCGATCTGGCTTCTCACCTGCGCCGGCGATGGACGATAGCAACCCAATCAACGCCTGCAGCGATGCGCCTATAATCGCCATGACGGGTGCTAATACCTGCTCGTTAAGAAATAAACTGGCAGATACGCCTATTACTACAATGCTTGTTATATACGCCAGACCGTGCTTACCAATAGACTTGCCGGCAACGTCTTTGGCAGTGCTTTGTGCTTCCAGCCGCGCTAATTCAGCTTTTATTTCTTCTTTATAATGTGCTAATGATCGCCTAAAAGTTTTCTTTTCGTCATCTGTCATTGACCCTCGCCAAAATAGAATCCTAATACAGTGCCGTATATGCCGATTAATACAGTCGCATCTATCTGGTTAGTGACCACAGTTTCCCAGACAACCAACCCCGTCAACGATATGCCGATAAGCTGACGTATCGCTTGTTTACTTACCCAGCTTGCGCGCCCGTTGCTGCCGCTTTTGTTTTGCGTAGGAGCAGACCCCTGCGGCATCACCTCGCTCATTACTCAGCACTGGCCCACGGAGCAGTCTGTTCCTTAGGTGCGCTTGCACGTGCCTGTAACTGCGCCTCCAGACCTGCCTTCTGCTCCTCGCCCCATGCGGTCAACTGATCAATCGCACGTTGTGGAAGGCCTGTCAGCGCGTCTAACGCCACATAATCGTCAGCAGTCAGTGCGCTCAGATCGAGTGTTACCCACGGATCAGTAGACGCGACTTCGCCCGTGTCCGTGTCTGTCGCTTTTGCGATACATACTACGGCACCTATGCAGTCGGTCTGCACGCTGCCGTCACCGAGCGTTTCAGTCCCGACGCGAATGCGGTCTGTGATAGTCAAATCATGGCTGTACGTTGGCATTGTCTATTCTCCTTATGCCGCTTCGAGTGCGGCTACTTTGGTTTCAAGGGTTTCGATTTTAGTGATTGCTTCTTGCAGTGCGGCTGTTAGCAACGGCACCAGCTTGCTCTGGTCAATGCCTTGATATTCTGGATTGCCCTCATCGTCTACGGCATCTTTCGCGCCAGAAATAGCTTCTGGCACAACGTCAGAGACTTCATGCGCCACAAACCCATCGACTGTTTGATCAGCGTTTGATATGAAATTAAAACGTGAGGGTTTGAGCGATTTGATGCGCGTGATGCCGTCTGTGATGTTTATGACATTTTCTTTCAAACGGTAGTCAGAGGTGGTATTGTAAGCTGTCGTAGAACCGCTTACCGATATTGAGCCAACGTTAGACGTAGTTTTGTAAAATGTGAAAAAGTTGCCATCGTTTTGCCGTTGTGTGTAAACACCACCCGAATCCGAAACTGCAAGCCACGCGTATCCAGAACTGGGTGAAAACGTAAAATTATTAGCAGTATTAGACGCTGAAGCTATTGCTGACGATGTGTTAACAAGCAGATCGCCTGCGCTCGTGATGCGGGCGCGTTCGACAACGCTTCCACCTGCCGCTTGATACGCGACACTCCACGCATCACCTGTCGCGTCAATTGGGCCGAGCCGTTGATACCACGAGGACAACCCTGTATTTGCCTGTGTTCCTTGTTGAGTTGCGTTAGACCCAATGACTAAACCGTTGTAATTTGTGCTGACACCCGCATTGGTGGCAATAAACGATCTTTGCGTGCTGCTGTCTTGATATTTAAATATTAAATGCGTGTTTCCAGATGTGTTGATGTCAACAGGGGCCGCTGGCGAGACCGTACCTATGCCGACGCGCTGAGAATTATCGATAGTGAGTGCATCCGTGCCACCGACTGTACTTCCAGATCCAGTGCGGAATCTATGTTCTATTCCAGCACCGTGATACATACGTCCCGTAGACTCTTGTGCAGTGTACCCTACACCAACACCACCCACCCTATATTGGACGCCTTCGTAATTATTTCCCGCAGGCCCATCAATTACAATAGCCGTGTTTTGTGCCGTGGTAGCACTCGCATATACTTCTAAAGGCGCCGTTGGCGAGGACGTGCCTATGCCGACGTTAATACCCGAAGATGTGCTGAACGTAGAAGCGTTATAACGCCATATCTCAGTGCCATCGTCGAGGAAAGTCATATTGCCGCCACGCGCATCGAAGAAACCGTTGTCTGCGTTTGTTGGTGGCTGTATGCGCAACTGACGCGAGGACGAATTTGCCTCAAGGATCAGCATACCTTCGGCTGGTGGTTCGCCTCCCTGTGTTGCGTGGATTATGGTGTCGGGAGAGGTTTCGTTGAACCCCACATTGCCGTCTGATTTTATCCTCAGTGCCTCGTCAAAACCAGTAGCATTTTTATCACTGGCGATTGCGAATTTGAAACCCGTATTACTGAAAATGCTAAACGGATCGTTTGTTGTTGCACCGCTAAAGAATACTCCAAAATTATTGCCGTTATCAGCCTCAATCGTTAGGTCTGCGCCGCTGCTACTGGCCGCTTTAATATTTAATGTCCTCGCGCCAAAACCAGAGGGCGAATGAGTGCCGACACCTATATCACCTGCGGACGTTGCGAGGGTTGACGTGTATAATCCCGTGCTGCCGCTGATCGTGCCGCCTGTTACGTTGCCGCTGATGTTTCCCGTAACATCGCCTGTTAGGTTGCCTGTGACGTTGCCAGTTACGTTGCCAGTGAGATTACCAGTCACGTTACCTGTCAGCGCACCGCTTACGCCACCTGTAGCTGTGATGAGGCCAGTTACGCCTAGTGTGCCGCCTATAGCCACATTGCGTGAAAAGAAACCATCGCGTGGCCGGGTTGCTCCCGATTTACCGATATCGTGTGTCGCATCAGTAAACAGCAGGTCGCTCGTCACAGTGGCATTCACGGTCAACGTGTCTGATGCACTGTCTCCCACCACCACCGCACCGTTCAATGTTAACCCACCGGTTAACGTCAACGCGCCGCCTACGCTTACATCGCCGGCAAATGTTGCTGCCTGTGCTGACGATAGCGTGAGTGCTGTTGCGCCGTTGGTAGTAAACGCCAGGCTGTTTGCACTGTGGCTGTAGGCTATTTTGCCTATATCGTTATCAGCCGCATCCCCGAAAAAGATGTTTCCATCGCTGCTGCTGCCCGATAGAATCGACAGACCTGACGCTGCGCTGTTTTCTAGTACAGCCTCGTTTGCATCTGCGTGTGCCTGTACACTGCCGGCTGATGCTGTGTGGACATGAAACTGCCCACCGTCTGCTGCAGTTATGCCCGATCCTACCACCAACTCGCCTAATACATAGGTTCCAGTGCTATCTATGTCTGAGTTAGTAATAGTGTGTGTGTAGATATTCTGGAACTCGCCATTCAGGTCTGTTGCCGTTAGCGTTTCACCAGATACCCACGTTTTTAATGCGGTTA